GCCTGACCGGGGCAATCGCTTACGGGATGGTCGCGAACGGTTGGGCGCAGTTCACGCCGTCCTATTCGTCGACCCTCAGCCACAACTGGGACAGCTCGTGCGTTGACCCGGTCCGCGGCGACTTCTATGCCTACTCCAAGACATCGAGCACCGTACGCCGGATGCCAAGCGGAGGCGGTTCGTGGACCACGATCGCGGCGCTGAGCATCAGCACCCCGGAGAGCCTGTCACTGTTCTGGGACCGTGGCCGCGACGCCCTCTGCGCGTGGAACCGAAACACCGGGCTCGAGATGTGGGCCTACAGCGCCGGATCAGGAAGCTGGGTCAGCAAGGGAGCGCCGGCGGGCATGGCTGGTGCACTCGGCATGGCTGGATGCTACTGCACGAACGGCGAACTATTCCTCTCTGACGGCTCGACGAACTCGACCAAGTTCTGGATGTACCAGACGAACGACACGTTCTCGGCGCCACTGACTGCGCCGGTCGATGTCTACGTTGCCCAGGGCGGGGCAAAGATCGTCAGCGAGCACTACGCCTCTGGACGGATTCTCGTGACCGACAAGACCTCGGGCGTGATGCAGTCGTTCAACCCGGTCACGCGGCTGTGGCGTTCCTTCACGCCGTCGAATGGGGTCGTCCCACTGAACGCGAACCAGGCGAATACCGACGCCTTCTCGATCGACCTTCTCGACCTAGGGTGCGAGTTCTTCATGTCCGGTAACAACAACGGCGACGCGCCGAGTTGCTACATCTACAAGCACACCAGCGCCCCGATCGTCCCGCAGACGATCACGTTCACTGCCCCTGGATCGCGTGACATGACGCAATACGTCGAGAACTACAACGCCTCGACCATGTCGCTGTCGATCATCGGCACCCTGCCCGGCGGGGTGACGTTCGATGGTGAGACGTTGTCAGCCTCTGGAGCGGCCACGGCGAGCGGGCTGAAGCTGCAGGTGACCCCGCTATGAAGCGCATGCTCGCCTTCTTCGTTCTCGTGCTCGCGACGTTCTCGGCGAGCGCTCAGCCTTCCTCGTGCACCGCAGAGAAGTCGCTGCAGGGCCGGACGGACATCCTGCATTGCGAGCCATGGTCGAGCAGCACCTGGTGGCAAGCCAGCGGCTACAAGGACGACGGCGAGAAGACCAACCCGAGCCCTGCATCCGGCCCTGACCAGACCTCGGTGCAGACCAATTGCTTCGCTGGCGGCCCGTGCCTGCGAGTGAACTGCTACGCCTACAACAACGGCGGCTGCGGCGGCATGCTCGCGCACCACTGGACCATCCCTGGCACGCAGCAGGAGGTGTACCTCCGCTACTACATCCGCATGGCGTCCAACTGGTCGCCCGAGAACTACTGCGGCGACCCGAGTTGCATCCCCAGCGGAGCGATCGGCGAGAACACCACCAGCGGCGGCAAGTGGCCCGGCCTGGCCGACGTGCGCACCAGCGCCGACCCCAGCGGCCAGTGCGGCAACGGCGGGGCCTACAGCGACGGCATCAACTGCTGGAGCGGCCGGCTGCGCTACCGAAATTGCACCGGCTCGGGTGGCGCCGACATCTGCACGGCCGGCGGCGGCGGCGAAACCACGCGGATCGGCTGGTACTGGTACGTCCCGCCGGCAAGCGGCGCGAACAACCAGATGTTCGCGGCCTTCGACAACCGCGCCTGGGGCACGGACATGGCCGGTTCGGGCGGCACCTGCGCCAGCGATCGCCTCAACGTCGGCAGCACCGACAGCGACAGCACGAGCTGCGGCAAGGGCGCCGCTGGGCTGAAGAACTCGACGTGGTATCGGGTCGAACTGCGCATCAAGATGAACACGCCCGGGGTGTCGGACGGCATCGCCGAGGCGTGGATCTCCGAGGTGTCCAGCGACGGGCTCACCGACGTGAGCACGCAGAAGTACACCAAGACCAACATGCGCTTCCGCGAGGTCGGCCACGACAACCTGCATGTCCGCACCGTGTGGCTCGACGTGCACATGGGTGGCGAATTCAACGGCCCACTGACCGACAGCTACATCGAGCTGGCGCGGATGGTTGTGGCGACCAAGCGAATCGGCGCCTTCAAGGCTTCAGGGTCCTATGTGTCCCAGCCGTTCACGCTGCAGGTGAACTGACATGGCCTACGGCTTCCGCGTCTACCAGACCAACACCTCCAGCTCGACGATCGACACGTCGGCGAACCCGCCTGCGGCTGGTGAGGTGCTGATCGTCTGGTCGGTCAGCGACAACAGCAGCACGACCGGCGTCGGCCCCGGAACAGGGTGGACGCAGATCAACTCGGCGTGGCAGTCCACCACGACCGACGCGCAGAGTCTCGGCGTCTGGATCAAGAACACTGGTGCGGCTGGGGGCGAAACTTCGATCGACTGCACCACCAGTTCAGTGAATCTGAACGGCGGCATGGCGATCAGCGGCGTCGATGCGACCACGTTCCAGGACGTGACTGCGCCGGCACCGGCGAACAACAACACCGGCGTCGCCTCGGTCGCGACCATCACGAACAGCATCACGCCGACGACGAACGGATCGCTGATCGTCGCGGTCAAGGGCACTGACGTGACGGTCAGCGGAGACGCGACGCACACGTTCAGCGGCGGCGGGCTGACTTGGACAACCAGGGCAGACCAGGTCGATGGCTTCCGCAACGTTGGCGTTGGCACGGCCGAGCAGACGACCGCGGCAGCCATCACCGTCACCGGATCGTCGTCCTTCGCGAGCGGCAACGCTGGTCAGGCCATGTTCGTCATGGCACTGCGCAACGCATCACCGCCAGCGGGCGGATCTATCGACCGTGACCAGATCCGCCTGAGCGGCGGAATGCGTGACCTTACAGGCGGAACATCATGAGCAAACAGAGTGTCACCAAGGGGGCAACGAGCCAGATCCACTACGTGTGGATCCGCGACAGCAGCTCGACCGTCGGGGCCGGGCTGACTGGCCTGGCCTTCAACTCCGGTTCGCTGGTCGCCAGCTACGTGCGGCCGGGCGCTGCACGGTCCGCCATCACGCTCGCGACGCAGACCGTCACCGGCGCGTTCAGCAGCGGCGGCTTCGTCGAGGTCGACGCGACGAACATGCCGGGCCTCTACCGCCTCGACCCGCCCGATGCGGTGTTCGCAAGCGGCGTCGACTCCGCGATCGTCATGCTCAAGGGCGCGACGAACATGGAGCCGTGCGTCATCGAGTACGAGCTGAAGGCGGTCAACCTGCAGGATGGCGTGCGCGGCGGGCTCACGGCGCTGCCGAACGCCGCCGCCGAGGCTGCGGGCGGCCTCTACACCCGCGGCACGGGCGCCGGCCAGATCAACCAGCCGGCCAACGGGCGAATCGACGCGAACGCCGTCACGATGGCCGGGACCACGCTGACCGGGCGCGACATCGGCGCCTCGGTGCTGCTCAGCCCCGGCACCGGAACGGGGCAGATCACGCTGACCTCGGGGCGCGTCACCGCGAACACCGACCAACTCGCCGGGCAGACAGTCACGGCGGCGGCCGGCGTCACCTTCCCGGCCAGCGTCGCCAGCCCGACGAACATCACCGCCGCGACCGGGGTGGTTCTCTCCGGCGTGACGCACACCGGCGCCGTCATCCCGAGCGTGACCACCGTCACCGGCAACGTGAACGGGTCGGTCGCCTCCGTCACCGGCGCCGTCGCCAGCGTGACCGGCAACGTCGGCGGCAACGTCACGGGCTCCGTGGGCTCGGTGGCCTCCGGCGGCATCAGCGAGGCCAGCTTCGCGACCACTGCCGGCTCGTTCACGCCGCTCGGCATCATCGACCAGGGCACGGCTCAAAGCGCGACTGGCACGACGCTGGTGCTGCGCTCGGCGGCGGCCTTTGCGAGCAGCGAGCTCGTCGGCGCAATGGTCATCATCACCGGCGGGTCTGCTGGCGTCGGCCAATCGCGCTGGATCACGGCCTACAACGGCGCGACGGACACCGCGACGGTCGACACCTGGACCACGACCCCGACCGGGACCATCACCTACAAGATCGTCGCCGCCGCACCGGCCCCGGCCACTCCGCCGGCGGTGAACGTGACCCAGGTCATCGGCGACCCGATCATCACGAGCAGCAGCAAGACGACGAACTGGGGCGGAACCTGATCGGGGCTCAAGATGGCGCGCGCATGGGCAACAGGGGCTTGGAAGGCCGACGCCTGGGCCGGCACGGTCTGGGCGGATAGCTCCGTCACGACCATCTCAGCCACGCCGGGCACCTACACCTGGGCCGGGGTCGCCGCATCACTCAGCGGCGTGATCAATGCGACGCCGGGCACCTGGACGTGGGCGGGCCGGGCCGCGACAACGACGCAACTGCTCAACGCCACGCCGGGCACGTACACCTGGGCGGGCAAGGCGGCGACGACGAACCAGCTGCTGAACGCCACGCCTGGCGCCTGGATGTGGCAGGGCGTGCCGGCCGGTGTCGTCGTGCTGCTGACCGTGTCGGCGACCCCGGGCGCCTGGGCGTGGGTCGGCGTGTCGTCGCAGGTCACGACACCCGGCGCGCCGAACCCGAACCCGAGCTCGACCGCCAACGGTCCGCGCATCGCACGCCGCAGGAACGGAGAGATCATGGAGGTACTGTTCGACGCCGATGGGTTGCCCTACGCGGCCAAGCGCAAGAACGGCACCGTCCTGCTGCTGACGCAGATCGCCGGGACGAACTGGCACCGCGCGCTGACCAGCCGCGGCGACATCGTGACCATCATCTGAGGCCGCCATGCAGATCCCGATCCTGAACGGCAGCACGACCGACATCGCCGCAGACTTCCGCACCTCGCTGCCGCTGAACCTGATGCCGGTGGCGAAGGAGACCGGCATCTCGAAGGGCTACCTCCGAACCGCCGAGGGCATGGCCGAGTTCGGGAACTCGATCTACTCGGGCAGCGCGGACCGCGGCGCCGTCAACTGGAAAGGGGACTGCTACCGCGTCATCGGCGAGTGGCTGACGCGCGTCAACTCCGATGGCACGATCGACTACCTCGGCAACGTGGACGACGACGGGAGTCCTGCGGTGCTCGTGTATTCGTTCGATCGCTTGGCCGTCGCGGCTGCCGGGAAGCTCTACTACTACAAGCCAGGATCCGGCGTGCAGGAGGTGACGGACCCGGACCTCGGGACGGTCGTCGATCTGGTGTGGATCGCTGGCTACTTCATGACCACGGACGGCGAGTTCCTGATCGTCACCGACCTGAATGACCCGTTCTCGGTCAACCCGCTGAAGTACGGCTCGTCGGAAGCTCGCCCCGATCCGGTCAACGGATTGCGCGAGGTGCGCAACGAGGTGTACGCGGTCAACCGCTACACCACCGAGGTATTCCAGAACGTCGGCGGGACCGGCTTCCCGTTCCAACGCGTCGAGGGTGCGATGATCCCCAAGGGCGCCGTCGGCACGTTCGCGACGGCGTACTTCCTCGACACGATCGCCTTCGTCGGAAGCGGCGAGAACGAGCCGCCGTCGGTGTACCTGGTCGGGCCTGGCCAGGCGCAGAAGCTGGCGACGCGCGAAGTCGAGACGCTGCTGATGTCCTACACCGAGGAGCAGCTTGCCGAGGTGCGCGTCGAGTCGCGTCAGGACAAGCTGCAGCAGCTGCTGTACATCCACCTGCCCGACAAGTCGCTCGTGTACGACGCGAGCGGCACCGCGGTGGCCGGCGAACCGGTGTGGTTCACCGTCGCGTCCGGGGCGAATGCCGAACTGCCGTACCGGGCGCGCAACTACGTCTGGGCGTACGGCAAGTGGCTGTTCGGCGACCTGCAGTCGCTCAAGATCGGCTACTTCAACAACCGAGACGCGCGCCAGTTCGGCCAGGCGGTGCCGTGGCAGTTCGACACCCAGGTCCTCTACAACGAGGGCCGCGGGGCGATCATCCACTCGCTCGAACTGGTGCGCCTGAGCGGGCGCGATGCGTCGTCGCCAGGGGAGGGCACGGCGGCTGCTGTCGATGCCACCTACAGCCACTCCTACACGCACAACGGCCTGCACTGGAGTCAGCCGCGCCTGATCTCCGGCGGCAAGCCTGGCGACACGCAGAAGCGCGTCGGCTGGCGAACTCTTGGGAGGAT